TTCCTGTCGAACCTGGCCAACCTAGGCATCAACTACTGGGCCATAAACAAACTCGTCATCGGTCTCAAGGCCAACCAGTACATCTACAGCCTGCCGACAGGGGCCATAGACACCCTAAACGTGCTGTACCGGTGGATGACCCAACCCACGGGCACCTACGCATCTTCCGCCGGGGGAGTCATCGCCTCGGTGGCTGACGACAACGTCACGACGTACTGCCAGCAAACCTCTTCCAACGGCAATATCTCGGTGGACTACGGCACGGGCAACCCGCAGTACATCGGCTCCATCGGAATACTGCCGTACCTGCCTAGCGGCAGCACGACGTGGAATTACGTCTTTGAAGCATCAGCGGATGGCGCTACCTGGACTACCCTGTACACCGGAACCAACGTAAGCGTATCGGACAACCAGTGGATCTGGCAGGACATCGATCCTGGCGCCAACGTGCAGTTTTATCGTATGCGGGCCACTGGCGGCACTACTTTGTCGCTGCGGGAGCTGTATTTCGGAAATAACTCCACCGAAATCACCATGGCGCGCTTGAACAGGGACGACTACACCAACCTGCCAAACAAGAACTTCACGTCGAACCAGCCCTTCCAGTTCTGGTTTAACCGAACGATTCCCCAGCCGCAACTCTATCTGTGGCCGGTGCCTTCCAATGCTTTTGTGCAGATGACGGTGTGGTATTCCCGCCAGATCATGGACGTAGGCGACTTGTCGGGGCAGTTGGAGATACCCCAGCGCTGGTACGAGGCGGTACTGATGAACCTATCGCATCGTATGAGCTTGGAGTTGCCCGGCGTGCCCTTGGAACGTGTTGTTTACTTGGAAAAGATGGCCGCGCAGTATCTGAACGACGCCGAAAGCGAAGAGCGCGACAAGTCGCCAATATATCTGGCACCTAATATTTCTCCGTATACACGCTAATGCCCCGCTTCCTTGACACCCTTGGCGGCTCAGACATCGCCATATTTGTGTGCGATAGGTGCAAGATGAAGCGCGCGCATGCAGAGGCTCGTAACGACCCCAATTTTCCGGGTTTGCTGGTATGCTCCCAAGGGTGCGCAGATGAGAAAGACCCGTATCGATTGGCGCCGCGCCCAACAGAAAAAATTACGATACGTTTTCCTCGGCCGGATGTTGACATCGCAGTGACGGCGCAGGATTTGATGTCCAGTGGAAGCAATTCGTCTATCCTATCCACGCAAGGGAACAACCAATCCCCGAACAATAACGGTAACGCCGACCAATTTGTAAAGCAGCCCTAGTATGCCCTCTACTCAAGTTTACTTTACCGATTTACCCGCTGCGGGACCAATCACGGGGACTGAGGTAGTCGCTGTCGTACAAAACGGTTTGTCGGTGCAAACCACGACCGCGGCACTCGCAGGATCTCCCGTCCAGACGCAGAGTTTTTTGACGGTAAACAACGAGCCCACGCTCAACAATAGCCGCTCATTGACCGTCGGATCGGGTTTGAGTCTTGCCGATGGTGGTGCGCAGGGGTCTTTGAACATCAACCTCACAGGCGCCTTGGCAAACTTAAACGCCGCAGGTGCCGGTATCCTGACCAAGACGGGGTCATCCACCTTTGCTTCGCGCACGCTGGCCGTCAGCGGTTTGGGCCTGTCCGTAACCAACGGCGACGGTATCGCCGACAATCCGACTTTCCAATTGACCGGCATCGCCGCCGCCATCGCCAGCACCACGGGCACTGGAATGCTGGCCATCGTGGGTGGAACGTCCATAGCCCCGCGCACGTTAACGGGAACATCCGGCCAGATTTCCATAACGAACGGTGACGGGTCCGGCAACCCCACCATTGGGCTAACAGCGACGGCGGTAACACCAGGCTCTTACACCTCGGCCAACATCACTGTGGACGCCTATGGGCGCCTGACAGCGGCGGCCAACGGCACTGGCGGCGGGGGCAGCGTGACTAGCGTCTCGGCCACGGCGCCTGTTGTATCCAGTGGGGGCACCACGCCCACTATCAGCATGGCTGCGGCCAGTGCATCGGTAAATGGGTACTTGACCAGCACAGATTGGGCTACCTTCAACAGCAAGGGCTCTGGAACCGTTACCAGTGTCACCGGAACCGCCCCGGTAGTGTCTTCTGGTGGGGCAACACCAGCAATAAGTATGGCTGCGGCTAGTGCATCCGCGAACGGGTACTTGACAAGCACGGATTGGTCTACCTTTAACTCCAAAGGCTCTGGAACCGTTACCAGTGTCACTGGAACATCCCCGGTGGTGTCTTCTGGTGGGGCAACTCCGGACATCAGCATGGCTGCGGCCAGTGCATCCGCGAACGGATACTTGACCAGCACGGACTGGTCTACCTTTAATTCCAAAGGCTCTGGAACCGTTACGTCGGTAAGCGGCACAGGTACTGTCAGCGGTATCAGCTTGTCTGGCACGGTGACCAGTTTTGGAAACCTTACCCTTGGTGGTACGCTTGATCTGTCTATCCCACCAGCCATTGGCGGCACAACAGCGGCAGCAGGCTCGTTCACCACCCTCATTGGCGGCGCCAGCTCTTATAATTATGAACAGATAACTGGTGGCTCTTCGGGGAATGCCGTGCAGTTTCAAACCCTCGGTATGGACCCCAACATCTCTGTTGCGGTACAACCCAAAGGCACAGGCGCAATTGACCTTGCTGCTGGCTCTAAGGGTGTCAACATCAGTAATGGCGGTACGGTTACTGCGATTACTGGGATTACTTCGGGTTCTTACACGTCAATACCAACAATTACTATATCTCCCCCAACTACCGCCGGTGGTGTTCAGGCTACCGGAACGTTAACTATGCAGATTTTGTCAGGCTCTACCATTGCTGCGGCTGGAAGTGGATATGCCATTGGCGACACAATTACATTAACTGGTGGTACATCTACACAAACTGCTGTTTTGACGGTTGCCACATTGTCAGGTAGCGGTGTTGCTACATTTACTGTTACGACCGCTGGTATATATACCGCACTTCCATCTAATCCAATATCCACCACAAGTTCTGGTTCTGGTACTGGGTTTCAGTTAACGGGTTCTTGGGGCGTTCGTACTTCTGGATTTACCATTACCGCCGCAGGCTCAGGCTACGTTGAGCAACCCACAATTACATTCTCAAGCGGTACAGCTACTGCTTATGCAAGTGTGGGCGCAGGTTCTGTTATTAAGTTTCTTTCAAATACATCAAACAATATTCAAAATGCTTCCGGGAATGTGCTTCAATTTCAGGACGGTGGTAGTGCTACGCCTAACCCATTAGTAATAAAAAATGGAGGTACTCCGCAGCTCTTTCCTTCATTAAGCAATACAGATTTGTATTTATCTAGTGCTGGAATTGGGGCTGTTCGTTTTTACACAAACAGTGTGGCACAGACGCAAATGGCTGTTTCCCACACAGCCTCCGCTGTTAACTACGTACAAGTGACGGGTGGGGCTACTCTTGGCAATGCAATTATTTCGTCTCAAGGAAGTGATACGAGCGTTGGTTTGTTATTGCAAGCCAAAGGAGCTTCTGGAGCTATTAACTTTGGCAATATAGCGGGAACAGGAAATCAAGCGTTCAGAATTTCCACCGGGGCCGCAATTAATACTGGCAACTTAATTTTAGTTACCGGCGCTGCCGCTGGCGCTGCCCCGTCCATTGCGGCTATTAGCGGAACAAGCGGAACAGACGCCAACATCGACCTAACCCTAACACCAAAGGGCACAGGCCGTGTAAACATCACCACCAGCATTAAGCCAAAGGTCAATAGCGCAGCGAACGTCACATCACCACTGGCTTGGGACAGTACATCTTATGATGAGTACGCTATCACAGCCTTGGCAAATGCCCTGACCATTAATGCTGATGCAAACGCATCTCCCGCTGACGGGCAAAAAATGATGTTTAGGTTCAAGGACAACGGAACTCCACGCACTTTAAATTGGACAACAGGATCAACAAACTCTTTCCGAGCTATCGGTGTGACATTGCCCAGCCCCACCGTGTCCTCAAAGTTGGTGTACATCGGCTGTGTGTACAACGCCGCTGATTCTCGATGGGATGCGGTAGCCGTGTCGCAAGAGACATAACATGGCGCAAGTAATTCTTACAGGTTCAGGAACATGGACACTTCCAGCAAATTGGAATGACGCCGCCAATACGATTGAAATATATGGCGCTGGTGGTGCTGGCGCAACGGGTACGGCAAGCCAATCTGGCGGCGGCGGCGGCGGGGGTGCTTATCTATTAGCTACGAATGTTCCACTCAAAGCACAACTTGCTGCGGGTAATATTTTTGATTTACGGTATTTAACGGATACGTTTACTACTAATCTTGGTTATGGGTATTACAACTACGATACTGGTACAGGTACTCCCACTATTGGGTATATAAATGTTGCAAGTGTAGGTAGTTCTGCCGTAGGTACTTCTGGCGCAAGTGGAGGTGGTTCAGGTTTTTCTTTAATCTGTACGGATACAACTATCGGAACTGTCGTTAACTACACCACAACAACTAATTCTGGGGGTAGTGGAGGTGGCGGTAGGGTAAGCGGAACATCAGCAGGTGGTGGTGGTGGTGGCGCAGCAGGCCCAAATGGCGCTGGCGGTGCTGGCGGCACAAATACAACAAGTCCTCAACCAACGACTGGGCGAGGTGGAGGCGGTGGCAATGGCGGCGGTGCAGGTTCTGGAACTAGCTCGACTGGTGGAACTGCTGGTACAGGTGCTGGCGCAGGCGGTACGGGCGGCTCGGGTGGAAGTTCCGCAACTAATGGTGGCGCAGGTGCGGGAACACCTATTTATTCAGGTGGTGGCGGCGGCGGCGCTGGTGATGGAGCAGCTATTGGTACCGGCGCTGGTGGTGCTTATGGTGGCGGCGGCGGGGGCGGTAGTTCAAATGTATTGTCAACAGGTGGCTTAGGTGCCGCAGGTATCATCATCATCACTTACACCCCCATTGCTGTTGCCTCCACGGGCAATATGTTTCTTTGTTTTTAGGAATTGACATGGCACTCATCAAATCAATTGACACCGACTACGGCATCCCAGCGGTTTATTGGAACATTGGCGCTGTCCAAGAAGACTTTAAGGGCCAGGGCACTGAGGTGACGTTCTACGGCTACGCCAGCAAGGAAGCCCGCATGGCGGGCAAGCAGCCCATGAGCGCGGGTAAGGTGCAGATTTCCGGTGCCGATTACGTTGCTGATGCGGATCGCCAGACCCTCTACTTAATCCTAAAACAGCGGCCCGAGTTTGACGGCGCCACAGACGAATAAAGGCCCAACATGGCACAGACCAACTTCACCCCCATCCAGATTTACTACAGCTCCACTACGACCAACGTACCGTTGGCCGCAAATTTGGCCGCCGGGGAATTGGCCATCAACACCGCTGACGGCAAGTTGTTCTACAAAGACTCCAGCAATGTGGTGCAGGTTCTTGCTACCAAGAACAATGTCGTTTCCAGCACCACTACCCAGGTGATATACAACAGCTCGGGGTCGTTGGTAGGGTCTGGCAATATGACCTTCAACGGGACCGTGCTTACTTCGAGTTTTGCTGGTCCAGTGGCAGCCACAACCCTATCAGCATCTTCCACGATTAGCGGAACAGGGTTTACCAACTATTTTGCCAGTCCTCCCGCGATTGGCGGAACCGCCGCGGCCGCAGGCACATTTACAGCCCTTAGTGCATCAAGCAATTTTCAGGGGCGTATTAACCCTCGGGTATCTTCAGCGGCATCCGCAGCATCAATCACCCCCGATATAAGTACCTATGATCAATACGCGCTGACTGCGCAAGCGGCTAACTTAACAATCAATGCCCCTACCGGCACGCCGGTGGACGGCAACAAATTGCTTTTTCGTATCCTTGATAACGGCACTTCTAGAACCTTGACTTGGAACGCTACCTACACTGTTATTGGTGTCACACTACCAACCGCGACTACCGCTAACAAAACCACATACGTTGGGTGCATATACAACGCCGCAGCCACTCGTTGGGACGTGATCGCCGTAACCTTACAAGCATAGTATGGCTATCAATACCGTATTTATTACAACCACAGGTGCTGGTACTTTCACGATACCGGCAGATTTTGGCTCGCTAGTATCTGTAGAGGCTATCGGGGGCGGTGCCGGGAGCAGCAGAAGTGGTACCCAGTCGGGAGGTTCGGGCGGAGGAGCTTACGCCAAATCTACCGCAGTTACAGGATTAGCCGCCAGTGGAACAGCCTACGTTAACGTGGGCGCTGGCGGCACGTCAGGCCCAACTGGAATCGCCGGTGGGGATACTTGGTTTAATGCCGCATCAAACGCCGCGCCAACTCTAACGAGTCAAGGGGCATTGGCTAAAGGGGGCTCTCCAGCATCAGGCGCATCTGGTGGAGCAGGAGGAGCATCAGCAAGCTGCGTCGGTACAACAAACTACTCCGGGGGTGCGGGGGGCACCAGTAGCATAAGTACCGCGCGTAGTGGCGGCGGCGGTGCGGGCGGTCCGGGCGGAGTCGGCGGGGCTGGTGGCGTAGGTGCCAGTGCTAGTACTGGTGGAGGTGGTGGTTCTGGGGCTATCCTAGAGGCCGCAGGAACTGCGGGGGCTACCTCTTCCGGAACTTCCGGTGGCGCTGGCGGAGCTTCTACCGGGCAAACAAGCGGTTCAGCGGGTACGTCATCGGTAGCCCCTAATGTTACGGCACCCCTTAATGGCGGCGGCGGCGGTGGCTCAGGAACTTTGAGCGCTACCGGCGGTGCTGGTTCTGTAGGAACTATTTGGACAGCTACTGCAGGCGGAACTGCGGGCCCTGGCGGCGGCGGCGGCGGAACGAGCAATACCACCGCTACCGGAGGCGCTGGTGGGCGGTACGGTGGTGGGGCAGGCGGCAGTGGAAGCGGTTCTTTTTCGGCAGCGTCTGGAGGCCAAGGCCTTATCGTGTTTACTTACAACACAATTTCGTCGAATTCTTTCTTAGAATTTTTCTACTAAATCATGATCGACCCCTTCACCGCTTTCGCAGCAGCCCAAGCGGCCATCAAGGGGGTGCAGGCCGCCATTAAGATGGGCAAGGACATTGGGGCCATCTCCGGCGACCTGATGAAGTTTTTTGAGGCCAAGGATGTAGTGGCCAAGGCGGCGGCCAAGCCGGGCAAGTCGGACACCGCGCAGGCCATTGAGACGGTCATGAAGGCCAAGCAGCTTCAGGATGCCGAGGACGAGTTGAAACGGATGCTTATCTGGTCGGGCCATGCCGAGGTGTGGACGGCGATCTTGGTGGAACGGAATAAACTGGTAGCCAATCGAAAAGCGGAGGAGGTGGCTATGGACAAAGCAAAAGCCAAGCGCAAAAAAGAGATTGAAGAGGCCGTGGAGATGGTGCTGCTCATAGCCGCAGCCGCTGCCTTTATCACCTTGCTGGCTTGGGGCACGATGGAATACATTGACTTTATGCGGAGGTAACATGGATGAACTACTGGGACTACTTAGGGGCATTGCTCCTGCTGTTGCAACTGCTGTTGCTGGGCCTCTTGGCGGCATTGCTGTTACCGCTATTGCTAACAAGTTTGGGGTGGCTGATGATGTACAGGCCGTTGCCAAAGCCATCGCCGGGGACCCAGAAGCAGCCTCCAAGCTCGCAGAGCTAGACCTGCGCCAGTTTGAGTTGGAAAACCAAGACCGTGATTCAGCGCGGCACATGCAGGAGACTGCGCTCACCCAAGAAGACAAGTTCGCCAAGCACTTCATCTACTGGTTTGCGTGGTTCTGGTCTGTCGGCTCAATGGTGTACTTCTTTGCCATCACGTTTGGTCAAGTGCCAGCCTCCGGCAAGGACTTTGGCAACATCATCCTTGGATTCCTTCTGGGCACCGCCGTGGCAACCATCATCAGCTTTTTCTACGGCAGCTCTAAGTCCAGCAAAGACAAGACCGACACCATGAGTAAGGAGCTGCTGAAATGAATCTGACAGAACACTTCACCCTCGAAGAGCTGACGCACACGGATCACCGCCAGTTCGACAACACGCCCAAGGGCGATGAGGTGGCCAACCTGACGCGACTTGCGATGTTTTTGGAACGTATCAAGGCCGCCCTAGGTGGCAAGCCCGTCATGATCAATTCCGCATTCCGCAGCAAGCAGGTCAATGATGCCGTCGGGAGCAAGGACACCAGCCAGCACCGTATTGGCTGCGCTGCCGACATTCGGGTGCCCGGCATGACCCCAGACCAGGTGGTACGCACCGTCATGGCTTCGGGTTTGCCTTACGACCAGATCATCCGCGAGTTTGATGCGTGGACGCACGTAAGCGTGCCCAATTCCCCTGACTTGGCTCCTCGGAGGCAGGCTCTTATAATCGATAAGACCGGCACCCGCCCATTCGCTTAAACCATATTTCAGGGATAAATCGTGGACATCCAAATGCTTTTTAACATTGGGCTGGCTCTGGTGGGCTTTTTTGGTGGGTGGACCATCAACACCATAACGCGCTCGCTGGAGCGTTTGGACGTAGATGTTCGGGGCATGCAGCGCGAGTACGTCACCAAGGGTGACTACCACCGCGACATCGATGAGATCAAGGCGATGTGCAAGCAGATTTTTGACAAACTAGACGCCAAGGCCGACAAATGACCACACCCGCCGCCGTCCTTACTTACGATAGCCTTACGGCTACGGTGCTCCAGTATTTGGAACGCACCGATGCGGCGGTGGTGAACTTTATCCCCACGGCCATCATGCTGGCTGAATTTGAGATTGCCCAAGACATCAAGACCCTCGGGCAGATGCTGGTAGCCGAGGGCACCATGAACACGGGTAACCCCGTCATCGCAAAGCCTGCGCGCTGGCGCAAAACGGTTTCCATGACCTTGACTACCGCGAGTGGCCAAAAGCAGCCGATCTACCTGCGCAAGTTGGAGTACCTGAACAACTACGCGCCCGACGTCACCGCTACCGGAACGCCTATTTACTACGCCGACTACGACGCTGACCACTGGTTCGTGGCGCCCACGCCCAGCAGCCCATTTGCCTTTGAGACGCTGGTGTATACCCGTTTGCAGCCCCTGGCATCCGACAACCAGACCAACTGGCTCACCCAAAACGCACCCAACGCCATGCTGTACGGCACCCTGAAGCAGACCGCGCCCTTCCTAAAGGACGACGCCCGCCTGCCGGTGTGGAGTGGGCTATTTGACGCCGCCATGGCCGCGCTGAAGGTTGAGGACCAGCTCCGCGTTGGTGACCGCCAATCCATCGTCCAGGACTCATAACCATGACCAATTACACCAACCCGTTTACTGGTCTGACGATCAGCCCGGCCTCGGTTAGCTACGAGGCCCTGACAATCAGCGTCAGCACCACCTTGCAGTGGCCCATCAACGGCAACGACAACACGCCGGTGAGCAACATCATTGACGTGACGGCCACCACCACAGGGTTGCTGCTGAAGCTGCCGCCCGCCACTCAGGTGTCTACCGGGCAGTCGGTGCTGGTGCGCAACGTGGGTACCAACTCCTTCACGGTAGCCAACTCCTCCGGCGGCACCATCATCGCGGTACCCTCGGGCATCGCTGAGTTTATTTTCCTGACGGACAACACCACGACCGACGGAACCTGGGCCTCGGTGGTGTTTGGTGCCGGTACCTCATCCGCCAACGCCTCCGCGCTTGCCGGGTACGGTCTGCTGGCCAGTGGATTAACCCTGAACCAGAACTACACCTCGACGGCGTACTTCGGTAACGTGACCCTGCCCGCAACTCTGCGCGCGCAGTTTGTGCTGTGGAAAGGCGGCGTGGGCACCATCACGCTGCCTTCGGCCTCTGCGGTGGGCGTGGGCTGGTTCTGCATGATCCGCAACAGCGGCACGGGCATCCTGACCCTGACACCGGCGGGAACTGACACCATCGATGGCAACGCCAATCAGCAGCTCCAACTGACGGAATCGCTGGTGCTGGTGGCCACCACCACGGGCTGGAACACCTTCGGGTACGGCCGGTCAAACAGCTTTGCGTACACACAATTCGCGGCAACGGTAACCGGGGGTACGCTTACCCTCAGCTCCACGCAAGCAGCAAACACGATCCAAGAGTACACCGGGGTGCTCACTTCCAACCAGATCGTTGAGGTGCCCGCAACGGTGCAGTTGTACACCTTCACGAACACTACTACCGGGGCGTACACCTTCACTGTCCGCGTCGCGGGAAGCAGTGGCGCATTCGTGGTAATCCCCCGAAGCACGTCCATGGTGCTGATCAGCGATGGCACCAACGTGTACAACGCCGCGTCGGGAACATCCAGCGCAATCGCGTCTTTGTCGCTGGATTCGGGAACCGCAGGCAGCCCTCCCTTTGCGTTTACCGCTGCGTCCACTTCCGGTATCTACTTGGCATCCGCTGGGGGATCTCCGCAGGTCGGGTTCACCATAAACGGTACCCAGGTCGGCTACTACACCACCACGGGCCTGGTCATGTCGGGCACCGTGACAGCGCTGGGCGGTATCTCTGGGGGCACGTTCTAATGACCACCAAAGTCGTATCAATGGAGATTCCCGCTGGCATACAGCGGGACGGTACGCGCTTTGACGCCCCCTGCTACACCGACGGCAAGTGGATGCGCTTTCAGCGCAACCGTCCTCGCAAGATTGGTGGGTACAAGGGCATCTTCCTGAACGCCACCAACGTGTCCCGTGGCATGGCCATGACCTCGGTAGGCGGCTTCAACTACGTGGTGTCGGGTTACAACAACGGCTTGGAGCAGTGGATAACGGACAACGACGACGGCGTAGGCTCGGGCCCGTATGCCTACACACTGAGCAACTTCACGGCCAACGACAACAACCTGTGGCAGTTTGATATTGCATATGACTCCACCGGCAACAACACCAACAACCTGGTGGCGCACCCCGGACAAAATCTGTCCTACATCGCCTCAACCACAAACACGCCGGTGCTGTACGGAACCTTCCCAGGCAACTCTGGCAGCTTAACGATGTCCAAGGTGGGTGTGTTCACAGCCTCCGCAAACACCACCAACGGCAGCACCACGGCAACGCTTACGTCAGCCAACGCCCGCGTGGGCGCGGGGCAGACGGTGACGGGTACGGGCATCCCCTCAAGCACCACGGTGTCGTCCATAACCGGCAATACCGTCACCTTGTCCCAAGCAGCCACGGCATCTACCACGGCCTCCTTGTCGGGCGTGAACATCACCGGGACATCGGGGCAGTTTTCTGTAACTGCAACCTCTGGGCTGGCTACCGGCCAGTCAATCAACATCAGCGGAACGACCACCGCGTCCGTTCTGAGCGGCATCTATGCCAACAACTCGTCAGGGCGCTTTACCTACAACGGCGGTTCCCCGCTCTCGGTGGGCACCCCGATCACCATCAGCGGCACTACCAGCAACACGACCCTGAGCAGCGCATACGCCACAAGTACCGCTGGTGCGTTCTCCTGCTCGGCTTTCGCCACGGCATTGAGCGTGGGCCAACAGGTCATAGTGAGCGGCACCACGACCGACACCGTCCTGGGCTCGGTGTACGGCACCAACACGACAGGCAACTTTACCTGTACCAGCGCCACCACCTTGGCCGTCGGTGAGATCGTCACAGTGAGCGGCACCCCCGCGGCTACCGCACTGAGCAATGTGTACACCACAGGGACTTCTGGAACCTTTGTCTGCACCGCCGGGTCTACGATAGCCATTGGCCAGACAGTGACGATCAGCGGGTCCACCACGGCCACCGTACTGAGCAATGTGCAGGCCACTGGCGCGTCGGGCACCTTTGCTTGCAGCACTGCCAGTACCGCGTTGCAAGTTGGCCAGACCGTCACGATAAGCGGCGCAACCAGCACGACAGCCCTGTCGGGTGTTGTCATTACCGGCACCGGTGGCACGTTTTCCTGCACGGCAGCGCCCGTGGCGCTGTACGTTGGTCAGCCCGTGGTGATCAGCGGTACGTTTGGTGGCACAGGTAGCATCACGGGGTACACCGATCCCAAGACGTACTACATCATCACAACTAATGGCAGCACGACGTTCACGCTGTCGGCCACGCTTGGCGGCGGTGCGGTAACTACCGTGGCGGGTACGCCAACTGGCGTTACGTACACCTTGAGCGCCACGACCATCACCGGCTACTCTACGCCGACCACGTACTACATCATCGCTACCAACGGGTCGTCCACGTTTACCCTGTCTGCAACGGCAGGCGGCGCGGCGCTGACCACCACGGTGGGCGCTACGACGGGCTTGTCCATCAACGCCAATGCCTTGGCCATAACCGGCTACTCTACGCCGACCACGTACTACGTGATCGCTACCAATGGCACGTCATCGTTCACACTTTCAACCACCTCGGGTGGTGCGGCGGTGACCACCACCATTGGTCCGGCAACGGGGTTGACGATCAACGCCAACGCCCTGAGCATTACCGGGTACTCCAACCCCACCAACTATTACGTGATCGCCACCAATGGCGCCTCAAGTTTTCAGTTGTCGGCCACATCTGGCGGCGCGGCTATCGCGATGACGACGGGTCCTAGCACGGGCCTCACGTTTACGGCCAAGGCCACCGCGATAACAGGGTACGCCAATCCCACCACGTACTACGTCATTGCCACCAACGGCAGCACATCGTTCACGCTCTCTACCACCCCCACTGGTAGCGGCGTCGTTACGACCATCGGCCCGACTACCGGCTTAACCCTGACGGCACAGGCCACGGTCATTACGGGGTACGTTAGCCCCCAGGTGTACTACGTCATTGCCACCGACAGCGCGTCGTACTTTCAGCTCTCAGCGACCAACGGCGGCGCAGCCATAACCAGCACGATTGGCCCGATTACGGGCTTGTCGTTCCTACTCAACGCGCCTTCCGCATTGAGCGGCGTGGCGATAACGGGTACCGCTGGCCAGTTTTCCTGCAATGCGGCGCCCGCCACGCTCCAAACCGGCCAGCCCGTGGTGATAAGCGGAACATTTGGCGGCACGGGGTCCATCACCGGCTACCTGAACCCGACCACGTACTACATCATCGCCACCAACGGCAGCACCACGTTCACGTTGTCCGCTACCCTAGGTGGATCGGCCATTACCACCACGGCGGGGACACCAACAGGTCTGTCCTACGTGCTGTCAAATGGGGTCATTACGGGGTACCCGGCAACGTCCACGTACTACATCATCGCCACCAATGGCACGTCCACGTTCCAGATTTCCGCCACGCCCGGCGGCACGGCGCTGACCACGGTGGTCGGAACCACCACCAACCTGAGCTTCTCGGTGTCCAACCCGGTCACGTTGACGTTCGACAACAACATCGCCGTAAGCGGCGGGTGTGTGGTGCTCCACCCGTACCTGTTCGTCTATGGCAACAACGGCCTGATCCAGAACTGTAGCGCGGGTGACTTCTCGAACTGGGTGGCAGCCGATGCCAACGCCAACAACGTAGCCACCGGCAAGATCGTCAAGGGCCTACCCATCAGGGGTGGATCCACGTCGCCGTCTGGCCTGTTCTGGGCTGCTGACGCCCTTATCCGTGTCAGCTTCCAGCCCTCCTCGGCGGGCGGCGTGAACTACTACTGGACGTATGACCTAGTGAGCAGCCAGACCTCCATCATGTCGTCTAACAGCGTGGTGGAGTACGACGGCATCTACTACTGGGCTGGCGTGGATCGGTTCTTGATGTACGGCGGCCAGGTCCAAGAGATACCGAACAACAACAACCAGAACTACTTCTTCGACAACATCAACTTGGTACAGCGCCAGAAGGTGTGGGCGACCAAGGTGCCGCGCTACGGTGAGATATGGTGGTTCTACCCCAAGGGCTCCGCCACCGAATGCACCGACGCCATCATCTACAACGTGCGCGAGAAGGCCTGGTACGACGCCGGAGAAGCCCTCGGTGCTCGTCGCTCCGCCGGTGTGTTCTCCGAGGTGTTCCCCAAGCCTATCTGGGCCGGGAATGAGCCTAACACCACCGGCAAGTACACCATGTGGCAGCACGAATCGGGCAACGACATGGTCTACCTGACCAGCGTAAACGCCATCCAGAGCTACTTCGAGACCTACAGCGTGGGAACCCTAGGCGGCTTGGTGGGCATGCAGCAGCAGCCAGGCGATAACCTGTGGACGCGCATCGAGCGGATTGAACCTGACTTTGTACAAAGCGGCGAAATGAGCGTGGTGGTCACCGGTGAGGGTTACGCCGACGACACCACGGTCGATTCCGATCCCTACTACTTCACGCCCACCACGCTCAAGATCGACATGCGCGAGCAGCGCCGCGAGATGCGCTTGCGCTTTGAGTCCAACGTGGCGGGCGGCACCTACCAGACCGGCCGCGTGCTCTTGTCCTTGACCACCGGCGATGTACGCGGAACGGGCAACCCGTGATCGCGCAAATCTACGATCCCCGGAACCTCACCTGGGATACTTGGTGCGCGCTCATGGCCGAGCTGTTCGCGGCAAATCAGTTGGGCGTATCGCCCGAATCACAGTGGCGTGACTGGGCAAACGCCCTGTCCGGCATTGGCCGCTTTGCAGGCGTTCCGGGCGCCAACGGGTTCGACACATGGCAAAATTGGGCTTTCGCGCTGGCGAATGCCATGAGGAAATAACTATGCCAATAAGCCCAGGGGAAAATTCGTTTTTAAACAAACCGTCCACGGTAACTAAGGACACCCCGAATGCCCTTCCTGTATATGCTACCAATGCCTGGGGGACAAAATATGTTACCGGGTATCGTTTGCCAACCGTGGATGAAATACTTTTTGCTCACCGACAGGATGCAGATCAAGGTGTAAAAGCCGCAGGTGGTCTTCCTGGGCAAGTCTGGGTTCCGGGGGCCAATGTGCGCGCTGGCAGGGGCGGTGGCGATGAAGTGCAATATCAGCCAGGCCATTGGGCAAACCCCAACAGCGGTGGCGGATTTCTAGACGATCTTGTCGGCGGCGTCGGCCATGCCTTTGAAAGTGTTGGAAATACTCTGGGTAATGTGGTAGGCGGCGTTGGTAATGCTGTCGGGAACACGGTCAATGATGTTAGCAATGCTGTCTCTTCAGCCATAGGCGCGGATTCCTCCAAAGGATTCGTAGGACATATAGGTGAAGTCCTTGCCACTGACCCTACCGTTAAAGCCGTAGGCCAAATCGCCGTTGCTGTCGGGGTAAGCATGCTCACCGCAGGCATAGGGGAGATGATTGGCTCCCAGTTAATGGGTGCTGGAGTTGTTACCTCCGCTGAGGCGGCGAGTGCAGCAGCATTAACCGCTACGGGAAGTACCGCCGCCGCTGCCGCTGCTGGCGCCGCTGCCACCGCAACTGCTACTGCTGTTGGAACTGCTGTTGCAGGCGCTGCATTGCAAGTTGCACAAGGCGTACCAATAGACCAAGCTATCGGAAAATCCCTTACGGATCTCGCGGTATCCCAGTACATAACTCCTTCCATTAAAGATCAACTCAAGGGTGTTGTCAGTAGCCCGTTAGCCACAAAAACTATTACGAACATGGGTTCGAGTTTGGCATCCGGTGCGCTAACAGGTAAGTCTTCCGACCAAATTGCGAAAGACATGCTCACCTCTGGTGTTGGGACGGTAGCCAACTCCACCGCCTCTGACTTGATCAAAAACACCCCGGGGTTGAATGACCCCAACATTCCTGCGGCAGTAAAAAACACAATTTTGGCAGGAGTAACGGGAGCAATCGCTACGGGGGATGGCACCAAGGCCATGCTTAAAGCCGCTACAAAGGCGGGTGTAAATGCTCTGGTGGATTACGCTACTTCTACGGAAAATCAATCCCCAGCAGAAACAGCACGCCTGATAAATGCCGCATATACGGCGTCATCAACATTGCCTGATCAGTCCGCAGCAGAAACAGCAAGGCTTAATGCGGCAGGAAATACTTTCGCTAAAAACCAAGGCTTTTCGGATTACCAAGCGTACCAACAATACGGGGGAAATCACGACGCCTATCAAGCCGCCCTTGACAATGGAACAGCCACTGCGGCCCATTTCCCTGACTTTGCCACGTACCAACAATACGGGGGAAATCACGACGCCTATCAAGCCGCCCTTGACAATGGAACAGCCACTGCGGCCCATTTCCCTGACTTTGCCACGTACCAACAATACGGGGGAAATCACGATGCCTATC